AGAAAAACGCCCACCCATAGAGCCGGAGAGAGCCAACTCTAAAAGGTGGGCGGGTGTAGGTGTGGCTTGGTGTTTGATGGTGTACCCTTTACACCAATCTTTTATCGGTCAGCGTTCCAATGGTCGTCGCTTTTTCTTCGGTGTGCCATTTAAAAGAAAGACCAATTGCACGGGTTATTTTTCGCATTGAGGTAAAACCGCAACCACCATCCAAGCCAATTTTATAGGGCTTCGCCTCGCCTCGTCTATAATATGCCGTCATTCCGTACAACTCGCCGTGATTGCTCCAGCGGTGGAGCTTCTTGGCCTTGAGTTGCTTATATTCTCCCGATTGGCTCACGCTGACACGGCGACCGGCTCGGCGGTGCAATTTTAAAAGGCGGTCTTGATATTGTGCCTCGATAAATTGCCCGTACGCCGTGCCCCTCATATCATAATTCCCGCCGGTTGTCTTGCCGACTTTCTGCCCGTCAGCGTATAGGGTGCAGATGTTCCAGCCGTCGCTGTTTTGTGCTCTGCTTGTTGTCCACTTCCAAACAAGCAAAAGCGGATTAAATGCGTGTTTTATAATCATTTTTAAAACTCCTTTTTTGGGTTTTCGTGCCATTCCTCGACGGGTTCGCCGTCCCAGCTCGTCCAATAAATGGCGTTATCGTTCCAAAGTTCCTCAAATTTTACCGTGGTAAACCCGTTTTGATATAAGCACCGCTTCCCGCAATAATACTCAGTGCCGTCGTCTATGCAATAGCCCTCAAACATTCCAGCCCCGCACCGGTCGCACCATCTAGGGGCTGTTTCTTCTGCTTCATATACCAGCCAATCAGCAACGAACACGGACACAACGCCGAGAACATACAAAGAGATAGAAAGCCAAGCAGGAGCGCCGAGGGCTTGACCTGCTACGGGAACGGCGGAACATAGCAACACCGCAAAGACTAGACAGAATAAACGTAATTTCATATTCTTAGCTCCTCTCGGTGTACTTCCTCGAGTATTTCGTCGTGCTTGGTGGTGTCGTCGTATAGCTCACCCAAGCCCCGCCCCGAATAGATAAGAAAGAACCACGCCGGAGGGCATAGGCTGAGGTTGTTATCTTCGGGGGGTGTCGAGGTGCTATCGTCCAGCTTATGTAAATAGCTTTCTTTTTGAAAAGCTATTTCTTTAAGTAGTGAAAGCATAGCAGAAGCACCGGCCACGAGGTCGGCCTCGCTTTCTAGTGCTCCGCTTTCTTTTCGTGCTAGGTAGAGCTCTCTGAGTCGGTGGTCTGCCTTGATGCGTATGGTTGTCTTAATATCCTCGATGGTGTCGCCTTGCTTATCTGCTGGTGTTCCGTCGGGTATTCTAGGTAATAGTAAAGACATAAAAGTCCTCCTTTTGTCTTGGTGTATTAGTTAAGGGTACAAAGCCACAAACAACCTTTTTTAAGGTGTCTGCTCGTCGGGTGTCTGCTTCTCGTGGGTTGTTTCGGCTCATTTCTGCCTAGAAAGTACATTCGCCACCATTAAACAGCAAGGAAATATTAAACATTGTGCAAGGGTTACCATAGCACCCGCCAGGAATTGGCCGAACTGCTGCGGGATCTATTTAAAAAGTGTCGGCCGATCGGCTGGGCAACACCACACCCCACCCGCAGAAATACAAGAGCACCGAGGAGAACGCCCCAGCTGGTGCGGTTGCGGTTGCCTCGCTGGGTTAAGACAAAAAGCAACGAAAAGCATATTTTTTGCTCAACGGATTTCGCCTCTGCGGTTTGCCTAACGTGGGGGGTGCGTCATATATAGTAGACTCCCATAGATTTTACGAGCAATTTTTGGGCATTTTACTGCTACGAGGAAAGCCTTGTTTAGATATAATATTTTTATATTTCTAAGCCTTAGTTTAAGGGTTAGCCTAAGGGTTTGCTTAAGGCTCCCTATATGTATATGTATATGTTAATGTATATGTCTATGTATATTATATAAAACTTTTTTAATTTTTTTTCGTATATTAAAACGTGCAAGTAAAGTGTCGAAACAAAGTTTTTGAAGTTTACGAAGTTTCTGAAGCTGAGGAAAATGGGCTACAATTCACAAAGGATTGGCGCAATGCTTCTAAAAACGATTGGATTGTAACTGCAGACAATAAGGTCATACAAGTCATTGGTCGCAGAGACTACAAAAAAGACAGAAAGAAGAAGGTTTACTTAATTAGAACAGGCTATGGCGAAACTCCTACATACAAACCACAAATATACGCAAGGCAACAGCCTGACTATGAGTGGGATATACGTTATAAAAAGAATTTAGTTAGAAATGTCAAGCCTACTGCACTCCAAAGCGCTTTTATCCAACAACTCGTTGACCACTTTGAGCCTAACGATAAAGGAATGTGGGAAATTCCTGATATTGTGGATGCATATATGTCCGTATATAGCGACAATAACCCTTCAAGCTCTCTACGCAGGGCAATGGCCATACTAAGAAAGGATAGTGTAAAAAACGTTATGTCAAGTTTAATGAAAGATCGTTTAGTAAACATAGGTGTAGACGATGATTACGTTGCATCTAAGTATAAAAGCTTTATAGAAGATATGGATGCGCCTGCTAGTACACGGCTGCAAGCATTAAATCGCGTAAGTGACATCTTAGGTCACGTTAAAAAAGAAGAAACCAATACAGAGCAAACAGTGGTTATGTTATCTGATGGCGATAAAAAATTATTAGCGCAGCATAAAAAAGAGTTGCCTGACAAAGATCTAATTAAAAGTTTACCAGTAAGTTAATAATGGCAAAACAAACTAAGCATTACAAAAAAAATGGTCAAGTGCATAGAGGCGGTGTACATAAAATGCCTAACGGCCATTTACACTCAGGTAAAACACACACAAAATCAAGCAAACGAGTCTTTCATTATGGTGAACTTAATAAAACAGCACAAGCAACCGCTAGGAAAAGCTGGAAAAAATAAGGAATTGTTATGGCAAAACGAGGATTGTACGCAAATATACACGCTAAACGTAAACGCATAAAAGCTGGTTCAGGTGAAAAAATGAGAAAGCCTGGAACTAAAGGTGCGCCTACTGCAAAAGCATTTAGAAAGTCAGCTAAAACAGCTAAAAAAAGACCTACAAAAAGAAAACGCAAGTGAAATAAAAAAAGATGGCGTAGGTAATGCCTAGAAAAGCAAAAGCAATACGAAAAACTACTGGCAAGGGTGGCAATTATCGCCCTACTAAAAAAGGCGCAGGTATGACTAAAAAAGGCGTAAAAGCATATCGTGCAGCTAACCCAGGCTCAAAGCTTAAAACAGCAGTTACGGGTAAGGTTAAAAAAGGTAGTAAGGCTGCTAAAAGAAGAAAGTCGTATTGCGCTCGCTCATTAGGACAATTAAAAAGAAGCTCTGCAAAGACTAGGAACAATCCTAACTCACGCATTAGACAGGCTCGTAAGCGGTGGAGATGTTAAATGCCTAAAGAAAGAATATCTATTCAGTTAAAAACTGATATTGAAAATATACAATTAGGATTTATTTGCATAGAAGGTAAAGATTATGAAATACCGCCAGCAATAACTGCGTGTATTATGGATATGTTAAACGAAATTGAAAACTTACAAGATATTATTGATGAATTAAAAAATTCTGATATAGTAGCAAGGTCGTAAATGGCAAAAAATTTAAATGGTAAACAATCTGAAGGTTTTTTTAATAGTGGTCTGTTAAATTTTATTATAGACGAACAAAAAAGAAATCAAATGATGAATCAAAGTGTTGTTGATAGTCTAACTGCAGACAGCACTATGAATGAACAATTTGAAGAAGCTATAAGTTCCGGAGATTGGTTTGATACTGAAACTTTAGACGACCCAAAAACTCAAGCTAAAAAAGACCTTAGACCGCCTAAACCAGGAGACCCTGGGTATATGGAAAGGATTCAAATTTCTACCAAAAGAAGAAACAAAGCTTGGGAACAATATAAAAAAGAAAACAAATTAACATTTGATGAAGATCCTGAAGCAAAACGCAAAGACGGAACAATCATACCATTTAAAGAAAACGCAGCAAAACATCAATGGTCTAAAGAACATTATTTTGTTAATGCAAGAAATTTTGATTGGGAAAAACAAAGACTTGCAACTTTAGATAAAGAAACAGAAAAAGAAATTAGAGAAGGCAATAGTTATAGCATATATAGACCAGAGCCTGAATACGACAAAAAAGGCAGGATTTTAGGGTATAAAAATGTAAATGAAGAGCCTGAATGGGTAAGAATGAGTGATGGTTCACTAGAAAAAGTACCCACAGGCGCGCATATGTTTGAAGGTAACGATAAAGACAAGACAACGGCTTGGCAAAACAGAAGTATGTTGTTTAATGCTACTTGGGATGAAAAATCAAATAAATTTATAAAAACAGACAAAGATAAAGCAAAAGATAAAGAAAGAGAAGAGTTTTCTAAATTTTTGTTTATAGACGTAAATGACAACGAAGCTTGGCGACCATATACAGAAATGAAAAAAGAATTATTTTTTAAACCATACAGACAAATAAAAGATGAATATGTGGATGAATATGTAGCAGCTAGAGAATTTCAAATGGAAGCAGAAAGAGTAAAGCATAAACCTGCTTTTCTTTTTCGCGGGTTTTATTACGAAAATCCTAAATATGAACGCGGTTGGATATTTAGAGAAAATGTGTTTGGTTGGTAATGTAAATGGATCAACGTAAAAAAATACTAGAACGAATGTATGTAGACCCTTTTTTCTTTGCTAAAGTTTTATTTGGCGATAAAGAAAATCCTATGCATTATCACTTGCGTTGCGAATCGCCTCAATTTCATCGCGATATATTCAAAGCCTTACAAGACCTAGAAGTTGGGGAAAAAATAGCGATAGTAGCGCCAAGAGGCCACGCAAAAACGACTTTAGTATCTTTGATATACCCGTTGCATCAAATATTGTTTGGAGATGAAAAATTTATTTTGCTTATATCGGAATCAGAAACGCAGTCTAAATATTTATTAGAAGCTATTGGAAACGAAATAGAATATAATAAAAAGATACACGAATACTTTGGTAACCGTATGGGGCCAACGTGGGGCAAGGAAGAAAAAGAAGTTATAACAAGTTTTGACGAAAATGGCGAAGCTGTTGGTATGTGTAAAGTTTTAATTAGAGGTACAGGTCAAAAAGTTAGGGGTTTGAAATATGGTGCATATAGACCTACATTAACTATCATTGATGATGGTGAAGGTGAAGCAAACACCCTTACTGAGATGTCAAGAGATAAGTTTAAACGATGGTTTAATGCTGCCGTTATTCCGGGCTCTACCGACGCTAAACTTTGTTTTATTGGAACTATTGTTGACGATAATTCTTATTTAAATAAGATTGCTGGGAGACGCTCTTATAATAAACTTGGCGAGAGAATTGTCAAAGGATGGAAATCGCTTTTTTATCAGGCCATTCCACAAAATGTGGAGAATGGACAATTCATTGCCTCCGGAAAAGAGTTTCGCAGCAATAAACAAGTAAAAGTATTATGGAAGGAGCATAGACCTTATAAGTGGCTAAAGGCAGAAAGAGACAGATTGAAGTCTGAAGGCCACGTTTCGTTTTTTTATCAGGAATACCAAAACATTCCGATGGACGACTCATTTCGTATATTTAAAGAATCAGATATACAATATTGGGACGGATATTATTCAAGCGATGCAGGTCAATCTTATGTTACGAAAATCACTGAAGAAGGCGAAGAAAGAGTTCCTGTTAACATTTTTATGGGTGTTGACCCAGCTTCCTCGGAAAGTGTCAAAGCTGACTATACGGTCATAATGGTTATAGCGGTAGATCCCGATTTTAATATATATGTTGTAGATTATTTCAGAGGTCAAATATCTCCTATGGATGGAGCTGACCGCATATTTGCTATGGCTGATATGTATTCTCCTAAAGACATAAAGATTGAGGAGACAGGTCACGTTATGTTAGCAGATTATATTCAGCGAACTTCCAAGGAAACAGGAAGGTTTTTAAATATTAATGGCAAGAAGGCTATTAAGAACAAATATTACAGAATTAAGCAAATGCAGCCGTATTTTGCATCAAAAGCCATATTTCTTAAAGAAACCCATTTTGATTTAATAGATGAA